TGAAGACGAAATGCCGGTGGACCCCATCAGCGAAAACATGAACGCACTCAAGGGTGTTCCGCTCAAGGCATTTATCACCCAGGACCAGAACGCTCATATTGCAGCGCACCAAATGTTCATGCAGGATCCGCTGGTGATGAAGACCATTGGTCAAAACCCGCAGGCCAACCAGATCATGGCTGCACTCCAGGCGCATATTGCGGAGCATCTTGGCTTCCACTACCGGACTTTGATTGAACAACAAATGGGCGTACCACTGCCGCCGCCGGACGAGCATTTGCCTGAAGACGTCGAGGTCCAGCTCTCTCGGCTCATTGCACAAGCCAGCACACAAGTGCTGCAGGCCAATACCGTCCAGGCCCAACAACAGCAGGCTCAACAACTTGCCCAAGACCCATTGGTCCAGATGCAACAACAAGAGCTGCAGATCAAAGGCGCTGAACAACAACGCAAGGCACAGAAAGACCAAACTGACGCACAGCTCAAAGCAAACCAGCAGCAAATTGAACGTGAACGCATTCAATCCCAAAAAGAGACTGACATGACCAGGATCCAAACAGATTTGGAAAAGTCACAAAAGGAACTGCAGGCGCACAGTGAGCTTGAGCGCCAGCGCATCATGGCTAACTTGATTGGACGCAAATGATTGACAAGTACCTACAACATCTGTCAAACAGGATAGATGACAAAGTATCCCAACTTCAAATAGCCCTGGCGGATGGCAACGCCAAGGATTATGCGGAGTACACAAAGATGTGCGGAGAGGTTAAAGGTCTGCTCACCGCACGTTTATTCATAACAGACCTACATGAAAGATTAAAAACCGATGACGATAATGAATGAATTGGACTTAGCAAAGGCTGTTGACTTGTCGCAGTTAATGCATAAAGAGCCAGAGCAAAAAGCCAAGCAGCTACCAAAGCCTGTTGGCTACCGCATCTTGTGTGCGATTCCAGAAGTGGAAGAAACCATTGAAGGCTCAAGCCTCATTAAGTCATCAGAAATGATGCGCACTGAGGAACTGTTGACTACGGTGTTATTCGTAGTAGACATGGGGCCTGATTGTTACGCGGACACCAGTCGATTCCCGACGGGACCCTACTGTCAACGCGGAGACTTTGTTTTGGTTCGGCCACATGCTGGGACAAGACTAGTCATTCACGGCAAAGAGTTTCGCATCATCAACGACGATTCAGTCGAAGGTGTAGTCGAAGATCCACGCGGCATCCGACGCAAATAAGGAACACAAATGTCAAACGAATTCAAATTCCCTGACGAACAGGAAGATGAAAAACTTGACGATGACATCATCGTTGAAGTTGAAGATAACACTCCCCCAGAAGACCGTAATAAAACTCCATTGCCTGAAAAAGTTCGGGAAGAGCTTTATAACGACGAGCTGGAGGATTACTCTACCAAGGTCAAGAAAAAACTTCTTCAGATGAAGAAGCTGGCGCATGACGAGCGTAGAGAAAAAGATGCGGCTTTGCGTGAGCAAAATGAAGCCATTGCATTCGCCAAGAAACTGATGGAAGAGAATAAAAAGCTCAAAGCCAATCTGTCCAACAGCGAAAACAATGTCCTTTTTTCTGTTACCAAAACAGTAGAAATGGAATTGGATGCGGCCAAAAAAGCCTATCGTGAAGCCTATGATTCAGGCGATACCGACAAGGTAATGGAAGCCCAGGAGCGTCTTACCCAGGCAACATTAAAGGTTGATAAGGTTAAGAGTTTCAAGCCAGCTCCACCGCCACAGGAAGAAACTGTGGTACAAACCCCCCAGCCCCAAGTCCAACGGCCTCCTGTAGACCCAACTGCAGAAGCTTGGCAACAAGAAAACCCTTGGTTTGGGCAAGATAAGGAAATGACTGCTTTGGCTCTAGGTGTTCACGACGCCATGCTGAGCGAAGGAGTTAGGCCCTCATCACAGGAGTATTACTCCCGGCTTAACGCCACTATCCGAAAACGTTTCCCAGAGAAATTTGAGGAAGCTGAGGAACAAGAAGATCGGCCCAGCCGAAAAAGCTCGGTGGTTGCACCAGCTACACGGACTACATCCGCAAAACGAGTAAAGCTTACCGTTGGTGAGTTGAACTTGGCAAAGAAATTTAAACTTACACCGGAGCAATTTGCTGCGGAAAAAATCAAATTAGGAGCCTAATATGGCCGAAAACAGAAAACCACGCGAGCTTGAGGATCGGTTAATGGCAGAACGCCCTAAGCAGTGGCAGTTGCCTGACTCCCTTCCTGAACCTGATAAGCAGCCGGGGTACGAATATCGCTGGATCCGCGTTTCAACCTTAAACGCTCCAGATCCCAAAAACATTTCGGGCAAATTGCGCGAAGGATGGGAGCCTGTAAGCGTAGAAGAGCAACCACGATTCAGACTGCTAGCTGATCCAACTAGTCGGTTTAAAGACAACATTGAGATTGGCGGGTTATTGCTCTGCAAAACTCCAAGTGATTTCGTGGACCAGCGAAATGAACATTTTGCAAAACAGACACGCGCTCAAATGGAAGCTGTAGACAATACCCTTATGCGTCAAAGTGACCCGCGGATGCCTCTCTTTAACGAGAAAAAATCTTCGACTAGCTTTGGAAAAGGTATTTAATTTAACTTGGAGTTTTTATGGCATATCCTGTCGTATCAGCGCCGTACGGTTTGTTGCCGCAGAACCTTATTGGAGGTCAAGTATTTGCAGGTTCTACCCGCATGTACAACATCCAGTACGGCTATGCAACCAGCATCTTCTACGGTGATTTCGTTGTTCTATCCCGTGGCTTTGCCACACGCGCCTCGGTCTCTACCGGCTCTAGTCTGAATCAGACCGTCGGTATTTTCTTGGGTTGCACCTACACCAATCCCACAACTAAGCAGAAGTTGTTTTCCCAGTATTGGCCCGCAAGCACCGCTGCCGGTGATTGCCAAGCCTACATCTTGGATGACCCGGATGCTGTGTTCAAGGCGGTTGTGTGCAGTTCCGGCACTACCGTTGCTTCCGGCGCTATGGCGATGATTGGCACTAACCTGTCTGCCATCGACAACACCGGCAACGCCAATACCGGTAACTCGGCTAATGCCATTCTGGCTCCTACTGCCACTCCTGTGACCACCACCTTGCCCCTGCGTATGGTTGGTTTGGTGCAAGAGACGGCAGTTGCCTTGGGTACTGCTACTTACAGTTCGGGTACTTCCACCTTGACCGTGAGTGCGCTGCCTAATGCGTTGCCTGTTGGTACGGACGTTTCTGTGTTGACCACTAGCGGTCAAGTTGCACAGACGGGTTCTTTTGTGGCTACCGCAGCGGCTGCTGGCGCGACTTCTGTTGTGCTGAACCAAGCTGCTACGTTCACACTGAACTCTGGCGTGTACGGAGCAACCGTTGTCTTTACCCAGTACCCTGAAGTCTTGGTCAAGTTGAACCAAGGTCTGCATGGCTACTACTCTGCCACTGGCGCATAAGGAGTAAATTATGGCTATTTCACGTGCCCAGCTGCTTAAAGAGCTGCTTCCAGGGCTTAACGCCTTGTTTGGTCTGCAGTACAAGACCTACGATCAAGAACACGAAGAGATCTACGAAACCGAGACCTCTGAGCGTTCTTTTGAAGAGGAAACTAAACTGTCTGGCTTCAGTGCTGCACCTGTCAAAAACGAGGGTTCCGCCCTTGCTTATGACAATGCTCAAGAGGCATGGACTGCTCGTTACAACCACGAAACCATTGCTTTGGGCTTCTCCCTGACGGAAGAGGCAATCGAAGACAACCTGTATGACAGCTTGTCCGCTCGTTACACCAAAGGTCTGGCCCGTGCTATGGCGTACACCAAGCAGGTTAAAGCTGCTGCTGTTATCAACAACGGTTTTGCATCCAACTATGTTGGCGGCGACGGCGTATCGTTGTTCAGCACTGCCCATCCATTGACCAATGGTGGAACCAACAGCAATCGTCCTACCACTGCTGCCGATTTGAATGAGACTTCCCTGGAAGCCGCAGTCATTCAGATCGCTGCTTGGACTGATGAGCGCGGTTTGCTGATTGCAGCCAAGCCTAAGAAGCTGATTGTTCCTCCTGCTCTGATGTTCGTTGCTACTCGTCTGTTGGAAACCAGCCTGCGCGTTGGTACTACCGACAACGATATCAATGCGTTGAAGAACAACGGTTCAATCCCTGGCGGCTACGCCGTTAACCACTACTTGACCGACACTAACGGCTGGTACTTGACCACTGACGTTCCAAACGGCATGAAGCACTTTGTTCGTACCCCTCTTTCGAATGGTATGGACGGTGACTTTGACACTGGTAACGTCCGTTACAAGTCCCGTGAGCGTTATTCGTTCGGCTGGTCTGACCCACTGGGCATGTTCGGTTCTCCCGGCTCGTCCTAAGTTAGGGTTTAACCCAGCAGAGAAAGGCCCCTTCGGGGGCCTTTTTCATTGACTGCACACAATTAAAAAATGGTGTATATTGCACTCATTCCGGGGTTACCGGCGTATCAAACTAGTCCCGGCTAGGCGACATACCGATTGATACGCTTTACTTGTATGTAAGGACTCATTATGGGATTCGCAACTCATCTTGGCCCGTGGCTGCTTGGCACGGTCAAAAACACCACCGGTACTACCGCTGGAACCATCCGTAATACGGGTACTGCAATCGTTTGCCAAAGCGCAGCCGTTACTTATGCTGACGCCGCCACTTCTTCGGCGTTCACTATTCCCGCTGGTTCGATGATTACGTCAATTCAATTGCCGCAGTCAACCACCTTTACTGGCACGTCGGGAGTGATTACGGTCTATTTGAACGGTACGGCCTTGGCTACCTGCTCCGCAATTACCGGCGGTTCGGCTGGCGTAATCACCTTTACCGGCACGGCAGCACAAATGGCTGTATGGCTGAACATCGGTACTACTGATGGCATCATCACCTACACGATGGCAAGCAGCGGTTCGCTGTCGGCTGGTGCAGGTAGCTTGATAATGGCCTACGCTGTGCGTGACTCCAGTGGCAATCAATACCCGCCCGCTAACCAGCAGTAATTAGTCTTGGGGGCTTCGGCCCCCGCTTTATAGGAGATTAGTTATGCAACAGACAGACGTTAAGAGCGCCCATGCGAGTGCAGCAGCTACGCTGTTCAACGGGCCAACACGCCTGAAGGGCTTGATTATTTGCCCCGCAGTAAGCACTGCGGCAACTGTGCAGTTCAAAGATGGCGGGTCGTCTGGAACAGTGCTGCTGGAAATTGATATTGCCAGCAACACCAACCCCAACACCTACACGTTTGACATCCCCGGAGAGGGGATTAAGTTCAGCAGCACTTTGTACCTTGCTTTGAGCGCATCGGTTACCGGTGTGACGGTGTTCTATGGCTAAATCACCTGCATGGACACGCAAGGAAGGCAAGAACCCCAACGGCGGCTTGAACGCCAAGGGACGGGCCTCCGCCAAAAAGCAAGGGATGAATTTGAAACCTCCCCAGCCGGAAGGAGGCAGCAGGCGCGACTCCTTCTGCGCAAGGATGGAAGGCATGAAGAAAAAGCTCACCAGCGAGAAAACAGCCAAAGACCCGAATTCCCGTATCAATAAGAGCCTGCGGGCATGGAACTGCTGATATGACTGAACATAACGACACTGTCAAAAGCATCCTAGATGTCACAGCTATCTTTACTACACTGGGTGCATTTTTGGAATGGATTTCTCCTGTGTTTGGCCTTATTGGAGCCGTTGTTGGTCTGATGCGTATCGTTGAGATGGCTACAGGAAAGCCTTTCTCAGATGTCTTTAAGTGGAAAAAGAAGAAAGACGACGATGCCGAGCACAAGTAAAAAACAGCACAATTTCATGGCAGCGGTGGCGCACAGCCCATCGTTTGCCAAGAAAGCAGGGGTTCCACAGTCAGTGGGCCAAGATTTTGTAAACGCGGATAAGGGCCGCAAATTTTCTAAAGGTGGTAATACTATGGCTACACAAATGGATCCCCGCGTTATGAAAATGATGTTGGACATGAAACGCAAGCAAGATATGAATTCTCAAGTCATGCCATCCACTTCCCGAACTGGGCTGGGTGGTGGACTGTCTGGCGGGCTTGGCGCAAGCAGCGGCATGAAAAAAGGTGGCATGGCTAAGTTTGAAAAGTCCGGCAAAGACATGGAAAAGGGCATGAAAGAAGGCTCCAAAAAAGACATGATGGCGGACAGAATGCAAATGGGTATGAAACGTGGTGGTGCTACTAAGAAGATGGCTGGCGGCGGCCTTGCTGCTGGTCACAAGAGTGCTGATGGAATTGCTCAACGCGGCAAGACCAAAGGCAAAGACATTGCAATGAAACGCGGCGGCAAATGCTAAGGAGCTAATCATGGCTGATGACAAAAAACCGTCCAATTACGACGAAGTAATGGACGCCAAAACACAGGCAAAAAGGGACGCTGCGTATGAAGCTTCTCTGACCAATACGGAGCCAAGCCCAACTCCAAAGTACAACGCTGGCGCAGGTCAAGGTTTGCGTGGGGTTAAAAGGATGGCTTCTGGTGGTTCTGCATCTAGCCGAGCCGATGGCATTGCTCAACGCGGTAAAACTCGTGGCACCATTGTTATGTGTGGTGGTGGGATGGCTGGGGGCAAAAAGTGATAGCTTCTCGCGGCATGGGTGCTATCAACCCATCCAAAATGCCCGGCGCGAAGAAAAAAGCCCGCCGGGACGACACTGACTTCACGCAGTATGCGGAAGGCGGCAAGGTAAATGCTGCGGGAAATTACACCAAACCCAGCTTGCGTAAACGCATCGTGTCTCAAGTAAAGGCAGCGGCTACGCAAGGCACTGGCGCTGGGCAGTGGTCAGCACGCAAAGCGCAGCTTGTGGCCAAGAAGTACAAAGCCGCTGGTGGAGGGTACAAAGATTGAAAGCACCGCAGCAATCCCTGAAAGATTGGGCGGCCCAAAAATGGCGTACCAAGTCGGGAAAGCCATCGTCAAAAACAGGTGAGCGTTATCTCCCTGAAGCTGCTATAAAGTCTCTGTCCCCTGCCGAGTACGCTGCGACCACCAAAGCAAAACGAGCAGGCAAAGCAGCAGGCAAACAGTTTGTAGCCCAACCCAAAAGCATCGCAAAGAAAACAGCAGGTTTTAGATAATGGCAACTACCGGCACCACAGCCTTTAATCTGGAGTTTACAGAACTCGCTGAAGAGGCTTGGGAGCGGGCTGGGCGCGAGATGCGCTCTGGCTATGATTTGCGTACTGCCCGTCGATCATTGAACTTGATGACCATTGAATGGGCCAACCGCGGTCTCAACATGTGGACCATTGAGACGGGCACGATTACGTTGACCCAGGGATTGAACACGTATGCACTACCCACAGACACGATTGATTTGCTGGACCATGTAATCCGAACTCAACCCAATGTTGCGTCAACCCAGGCTGATTTGAGCATTACCAGGATTAGTGTTTCTACCTACGCCACAATCCCCAACAAGCTGACCCAGGGCCGCCCAATTCAAGTGTGGATTCAGCGCTTGTCAGGTGAAACTAATCCAACTTCTTCAACGCTTGACGGCGCAATTACCTCAACGGCTGACTCCATTACGCTCAATACCGTTGTTGGCCTTGCTGGATCTGGCTACATCCGCCTGGACAGTGAAGACATCTATTACACCTACATTTCAGGGAATACCCTAGGTGGCGTGTTTCGCGGCCAAAACAATACGACAGCTGCATCCCATGCAACTTCAACAGCAGTTAATGTTCCTCAGCTGCCAGCTATAACAGTGTGGCCTACGCCTGATGGATCGCAGACCTATCAATTTGTTTACTACCGGCTGCGCCGGGTCCAGGATGCTGGTAAGGGCGTTGAGACGGCCGATATGAATTTCCGGTTTTTGCCTTGCGTGGTAGCGGGCTTGGCTTATTACATAGCCATGAAGGTGCCTGAACTCCAAGGGCGGCTTGACATGCTAAAGGCGGTTTACGAAGAACAGTTCAAGCTTGCTGCTGGTGAAGACCATGAAAAAGCAACCTTGCGTCTTGTGCCCCGCATGGGATTTATTGGTGGAGGTGGGATGTAATGACCTCGCCATATGCATCTGGCAAATATTCAATCGCCGAATGTGATCGGTGCGGACAGCGATTTAAGCTGAAAAGATTGAAGGTTGAAGTCATAAAAACTAAACTCTATCAGTTGAAAGTTTGTGAGGAATGTTGGGATCCTGATCACCCACAATTGCAGCTTGGCATGTACCCAGTCAATGATCCCCAGGCGGTGTACCAGCCCCGCCCGGACACGACATATGTGGCTGGCGGCTTGAATGGGTTGCAACTGACTACTAACGGTCAAGGAACTCCAACAGGTGGCTCCAGGGACATTCAATGGGGGTGGTATCCTATTGGTGGATCTAGCGGTTTTGATGCGGTTTTGACTCCAAATTACTTGGTCGGAACCACAAGTGTTGGCACGGTAACAGTAACGGTTTCATAGGAGTCCATGATGGCTAAAGAAGGCATGAAAAGTGATGTGGCGCAAGACAAGGCCATGATTAAGAAGGCGTTCAAGCAACACGATGCCCAAGAGCACAAAGGTGGCAAAGGCACTACGTTGAAGCTGAAAAAAGGTGGGCCCACTACGGATGACCGTATGCGCCTTGGCCGTAATATGTCCCGCGCAAAAAATCAAGGGAGCAAGTAATGGCCTACAGCATGAAAAAGGGCGGTAAAGAAGTTGGCCAAGCCAGCGTTTATGCGCCTCCTCATACGATGGACGGCAAGGCTATGAAGGCGTCTTCAGGTCCTAATCGCAGCAAACTTGATACGCTTGATGTTGCAATCGGCGCATACAGTAAGTCCGCTGGTGACGAGCAAGTCAAAACAACTGGCATCAAGATGCGTGGCGCAGGCTGTGCAACTAAGGGCGTAATGTCAAGGGGCCCGATGGCATGAACTATTCTGAGCTTGTATCGGCGATACAGACCTACACAGAAAACAACTTTCCGACGATTACTCTCGCGGACGGTTCTACGGTCTCGTCTACGGCTCAGATTAACCGCTTCATTGAGCAGGCAGAGCAGCGCATCTACAACACGGTTCAGTTCCCATCTTTGCGCAAAAACGTAACGGGGACAATCACGGCAAACAACAAGTATTTGTCTTGTCCTAATGATTTCTTAGCCCCTTACTCATTGGCTATTTACCCTAGCGGTGGAGGTGACTACACGTACTTGTTGAACAAAGATGTAAATTTTATGCGTGAGGCTTACCCCAACTCAACAAGCACGGGGATACCAAAGTACTACGCATTGTTTGGCCCGACTGTAAATGGTTCAACAATTACAAATGAGCTAAGCATCATCCTGGGGCCAACGCCAGGAGTGACTTATTTAGCTGAGCTTCACTACTACTATTACCCAGAGTCCATCACTACCGCATCAAGCGGACAAACATGGCTTGGCGACAACTTTGACTCTGTTTTGTTGTATGGTGCATTGGTTGAGGCTTACACATACATGAAGGGCGAGGCCGATTTGGTTGCCCTGTACGGCAAAAAATACGTTGAGGCATTGGCTCTGGCTAAACGTCTGGGTGATGGAATGGAGCGTCAAGACGCTTATCGCAGCGGCCAGCTCAGAGTTGAGGTTAGCTAATGTCCATTGTCCAAACTCAAACCACCAGCTTCAAGCAGGAGCTATATCAGGCGGTTCACAACCTGTCGTCTGACACCATCTACATCGCCTTGTACACGGGCGATGCAAACTTGAACGCAGACACAACGGCCTACACAAGCTCAAATGAAGTGGTGGCATCTGGTTACACGGCTGGCGGGCAAGCATTGACTGGTGTCTCCATCAGTTCATCGGGCTACACTGCCTACGTAAACTGGGCAAATGTGTCTTGGACTGCGGCTATCACCGCCCGGTGCGCCCTGATTTACAACGTGACCCAAGGCAACAAGTCCATCGCCGTCATTGACTTCGGCGCAGACAAAACCTCGACTACCACGTTTACAATCACCATGCCCGCCAACACGGCTACCACTGCACTTATCAGGAGTTCAAATTGATTGTTACGACGACCAAAGGCGACATGGACGACTCCCTGTTGGAGCATCGCACTGGCACGATTGACAACGAGAACGAGTTGACTACGTGGGTTGAGTATTGGCTGGAAGGGGAGCTTGTCCACCGCTCAGCCCATGTGATTTTGAAACAGATGCCCAGCTTTGCTGGCGGCGAAACCGCAACCTTTTAAGGGGAAATACCGTGGCGAACACCCAATCAATGTGCACTTCGTTCCTTGGCGAACTGATGACCGGCACGCACAATTTCGGCGTTGGCCCCATCCGGGCGGCTACCACAGCGGACACGTTCAAAGCCGCTTTGTACCTAGCTTCGGCAACCATCAACGCAGCGACTACGGCCTACACGGCTACAGGTGAAGTGACGGGAACCAACTACACGGCTGGCGGCATCACGGTAACCAACGCTACCGCGCCCACTTCTACCAATTCTTCGGCCACCGCCGGGGTGGGCTACTGGACACCCTCTGCCAGCTTGGTGTACACGACTGTGACCCTGACCACTGCGTTCGACACGGTGCTGATTTACAACTCCACCCAGAGCAACAAGGCGGTGAGTGTGCATACCTTCTCCTCGCAGACCATCACTGCGGGAACCTTGACGCTGACAATGCCGTCCAACACCACGACGACTGCACTGCTGCGTTTGGCTACAACCTAATAGCGGGGCGCGGCTATACGCCGTGTAGACCATGTTTGGTATAGACCCGTTTTCCGCTGCGCCGTTTGGAGCCACGGCTGCGGGCGGGTTGTCTGGCGTCCAAGCCACCGGTAATACTGGAAGCGTTTCCACCAGTCGCACAATTGCGCTCACCGGGGTCAGTGCAGAAGCCCAAGTCAATTACGCATGGGGCACTGGGACTTGGAGTTCCTACGGCTGGGGCGGCGTATCCCCGAACCTTAGCGTCAGCGTCAGCTACGACCGGGCCATCACAGGCGTTGCAGCTACCGGAGCAGTAGATAGTGTTTCTGTAGAGGTCTCCCTCGTTCTTTCCGGTGTACAGGCTTCTGGCGCTGTTGGTACGGTCACCTACGAACTGTCAAAAGCCCTGACCGGGGTTCAGGCCAGCGGGGATGTTGGTACGGTCACGTACAGCATAGCCAAGGCCATAGCGGGGGTAGAAGCTTCCGGCGCGGTTGGGGCTGTTGTTTATGGGCTGGCACGAGACCTGACAGGCAATGCCGCTGCTGGCGCAGTAGGCACGGTCACCTACGGCGTATCTCAAACCCTGACAGGTGCACCTGCAACCGGAGAAGTGGGGTCGGTCGCCCCAAGCCATACGCTGTCGTTGTCAGGCGTTGATGCTGCCGGGGCGGT